TCGCTGATCACTATTATGCGACCGTATGTATCTCCAATATTCATGAGCCAAGGATCTTATTGAAAACATACCCTAGATGTGGAGGCTCAATAGGAGATAGAGCACCGCTCCTATCTTTAGCTTCGTATTGGAGATCCGGTTGTGTTTGTAGAAAGCGGAAATCCTTCTGTGTCGCTGGATCCTTACCTATCCCGAGTCGCATAACAATGTCGAAAAAATAAGGTAACTTAGGACCTAACTTAGCGCCCGGCATTGACGGTCCATACTTAACGATACCAGATAATTCATCTTTCATCGGCTCCATCTTTGCGGAGACGAGTACGTTCTTACCCTGGAGATCCCGGAAAGCTCTGATTAGGGTTTCCATCTTTTCGATCAATTCCCCGTAGGCCTGCCTTGGATCTTTCACCTGTCGTTTGGCGTTGTTGAGAACAACTTCACCGATCTCGGTTATGCTGTCCAATCCAACGCTCTGGAAGTTACGAGCTTCTGCACTCTGCAGACACCAGAGATGCGCGTCTCGTAAGTCGTCTGCCGTGTTAATGGTAATGATCGGCATATTGTAACAGATAGACTGATCATTACCAAACAGACGTCTCAAGTTAGATTCGCGGAGAGATAACAAACCGGATTCCGCAGAGATCAGAACTGGAGTTGGGAGTGTGGCAGTAAGAACTGTCTTCCCAACTCCTGCGCCCCCGTAGACAAGCACTTTGATCCCATTGGAGAAAGACTCCTCGGAAGCGGTAGAGAACTGAAGTGGCATCAACTACTCCTTTTTGGAATGACAATATCGAGTCCTGGCATACCTGGCTTGATCACAAGTACTTGGTCAAACAAGAGGCGCTGCTCGTCGGTAAGCTGACGGTACTCTTTGATTGAAACCTCAGGCTTCCATCTAACCAACTTCTCCAGATCCAACTTGGGCTGGTTGCTGTCAGGCATCGCTTGCACTTTCTTCAACTCTTCAAGCAACTCGACCTGCACAGCACGATTGATAGTATGCACACCCTTCACAACAGCACCGGTTCCATCCTCCACCGGGAGGCTGTTGGTACCCTCTTCTGGATTTGGGAACAGTCCAGCAAAGATGAACTGACGAAGAACAATCTCCTTGTTCTTCATCTCATCCATATCTTTCTTCAGAGTGTACCACTCTTTGAGGTGGTCTACAGTAACTTGGCGTTCGGGTATTAAGACCATAGGAAGTACTCCGTTGTTAGGTTGTTGATTCCACTTTATAGCATAGTAGCTGGCCAGATGCAAGTGTCAAGGCATTGATTTCATTTTTGGATACTTCACTTCGATAACAGGTACACCCGCTTCGCGGGCTTGTTTCACCATATTCGCAGTCCCGTTCCCGCCCGGAAATGCAATCACAACATGTGGCTCAAGTAGCAGCATTTCGGCATTTCGTATAGGCCCAGCATGAGGACCAAAGAGATGCCATTTTGCATCTATTTTAAGATGTTCAATAGCATGTTCAACAGCCCATGCTCCAGCGATAGCATCGACATGCAATGCACCGCCTTCTATCAGGGTCTTGATTCTATCTTTTCTATGATACCAATCAAGCCACTGACGAATAAAGTTTGGTTGACTGTAGATATGGCTGCCGCAGACGATGATTTTCATGTTCCCCTTAACCAGTATAGGTTTCCAGATATCATTCCCTTTTCATTGGGATCTTTGATTTCCTTAAGTCTTCCCATTTGAATAAGGGTTTGGATTGTATTTCTAAATTTCTTTTCATCAAAATTTCCATCGCTTCTAAATGCAGGTACACCTAACATTCGTTGTCGCATATAAGAATACGTGATTTTTCCAGAAGTCTGTAATTCTGTTTTAACTCCGTAACTTGCTGGAGGAGCTTTATGAAGATAGTCATCAATAATCTTTTCAAGTTTCTTAACCTGTACACTATCTCCAGTTCCTAGATCTCCAGCCTCTTGTTTAGTTCTGAAGTTATTGATATCATTCATAACGAAGCGTTCGAAATAATCCCAATGGGCTTCGGTAACAATTGGAGTATTCACATTTCCCTGCGCTGTCGGTGGAGGTGTATCTAGAATTGCAGCAAGAGTTGCTAGAACGTTAATTCGTAGAGTAGAACGCGCCCACATGTGATGCTCAATATCACTACCTCTATTTTTGATAGAAAGATTGTAATTATCATCACAGTATCTAGCAAATTTATTATATCGAGCTTCGGCTTCCGGACTTAATATAGCAGCGATTGGGGGTTTTTTCTGAGTAAGAAGTAAATCTGCAACTCGAGCAATCATAACTAGATAATCTACAAAGTTTGGATCGATTGAATAATCTACTTTTTTATTTATATCGCTTCGTCCTCCCTTATATTCAAAGATATTGAATCGTGATATAAATCCACTGTTGAGAAGAAACGCATTCATGCTTTCAAAGACTTCAGGTGTAGTATCTCCAAGGACACTATACGCGGGAGAATAAAGAGACTGTACATTCTTAGTGGCATCACTATAATTAATTGCATCTGATATTGAACCCGGACTTGATTTAGAATGCAGACCGAGCATAACTGTCATTAGACCCTGTATGTTCTCATCACGAGCATTTGAAAATCTCTTCATCAGCCCACCAAATTCACCTAATATCTGTGCAAATGATCCTCGCGACGGAGTGAAATGTTTTGTGAGTCCCTGTCCACTTGCAAAATTTCCAAAATGAAAAGCATCTTTGAATATTGGAAACTTTTCAGAACAGATTCTAATCAACCTACTAATTCCCTTCGACATCGCTTCTTTACCCATTCCCGAAGGAGCAACAACAAGATTATAAGTATTCAATCCAGAATCGGTATTCGTATTCCAACCCCTTCCACAGAGAGCTGATACTACAGTGATTGCTGCCGCTACTGAGAATTCAACATTAGGATGAATAGATCCTCTATAAAAGTATCTAGCTAGATATCCCAGACCTCCAGATGGAAATTCAATCTGGTCTATGGCTTCTTCTGGATCAGGAATAGAATCAAAATCAATCACATGTTCGACTGTCTGAAATTGAATAGGATCGGGATTGAAAGCTAAAGATCCATCTGCAGTTTTCAAAAGAGCTTGTTCTGCTTCATATTTGGCAATAATCGCATCAGCACTACGTTTGCCTGCTGCAATATCTATCATCTCGCTCTGACGAATAAAACGAGCATGACGCAGGGTACGCAAAACATAATCTGAACGGTTTGCTTTAGTTCTTTTTCCAAGCCCAGACTGGCGAAACAGACGCTTACACTGTTCATTCGATTGAGTGTAGCGTACAAGGTGAACCATTAGATCAAGGTCGCCCTCAGATTGTGACGGATGATCTAATTCACGCCACATTCCTTGCCAGAGTAATCGCGCGTCTTCGTTCTCCCATAACTTACGACCTACATCTTCATCGCTTTCGATCTGAGGTAGCTCCTCGAGAATAATTTCATCATAGTCTGCAGACATAGGCATCTGACTAATCATCTTAGTCAGTTTCTCTTGCCTAGACTCAAGCTGTTCTTTGTTATGGAGAACATTGCCAGTACAGATCATAAATCTATTTTGACTGTAGATCTCTACACCGTCACGACGCCGGCCGAGTCCAATGCTCCCCTTGCACCATACATGAATCCCATGCCCACCGACGGATCGTTCTGTGTAACTGTCAAACGATTGAACAATGGTCTGATATAGATCCAGAGACTCCTTTGTGGTGTTGGGCTTTACGTCAAGATCAATACATGTAATGTCTTCGCCTTCGCAAATGACGAATCCAATTGCAAGATTGTGCGTTAATGCGAGGGTTGTAACTTCTTCGAAGCTCATCCACTGTGAGCTGAGATGCTTAGAAACAGAAGCGTTATAGAATTGACCTTCTTTGAAAAAGATAGGATTCTTATTGACAGGATGAGCAACGAGCCACTGACGCTTCAACCGCAACTCCATGGGAATATTTCGCCACTGGAGTAGGCGCGAGTCGTCGGCCATTGATGGCTCCGTTGAGCGGGGCAGAACGTGATGAATCTCTGGAGGCGGTGCATACTATAGCATGGAAGCTTGGGGTGGTCAAGCCCTACATCTAGTGGTTCGTCTCTTTGACCGCCACAAGCTCCTTTTGCCAGCGTCCGAGCTCGTTACTGCTGGTCGAAACCTTTATCTTATGCTCGTCATTTAGGGTCTTCATAATCGTTTGACGCAGCATAAGAATGGTTGGAATATCCAAAGGTCTTCCAGCAGCCTCCCACATTTCGGTAGCAACGCGATGTATCAAAGGACCAACGGAGCCCCGCCGCGCATTGGGTAAACGTTGCGGCCGAGGAGGGGGAAGAGGTGTGCTGATAACAATATTGGGAGCCTCTAATGTAGGGAGCTGGCTGGGTTCAAAGCGTAATTGTTTCGCAAGCGCAGCCCTAACCTGTAGACGTATGGTAAGAAACGTTTCCTCAGTCCATTTCGCAGGGGAAAGTGGTGGATCTAATTTCAACCAAGTGTAGAGACGCCGAAGCTTAAGCTCAGTCCATTGCGAAGGAGCACCTAAGAATATAGGATCCTCAATTGACTCGACTCGCGAGATCCTTACTAATTGAAGATGAGTTGGGAGTTCCCCCTCTTCAAAGCGTAGTTGATCCGGTGTGGGTGCCACATGCAAGATCCTGGGGTTGACCATATCGAATAGGATCCAGGTCATAGTTTACCGCTAGTAGAGGCCCATTCAAGAAGTGTCTTTGCTTCCTCTCGCAAAGCTTCACCTTGTTGTCTTAAATAGTCAGCAAAACGCATAATTTCAAGAGAAGTTGCGATATCACGATAGAACCAGATAGGTTTTTTAATAGGTTTAACTGAATGAAAGAAATAGCGAAGGTCATTTTTATCTCTCTGACTATACAAAGCGCGATTTACATCCTCGCGCATTGATTTGTACGGTGATGGATTTCTAACGAAATAATCTCCTCTCACTATACCTCGAATACTTATTCTATGATCTTCTCCAGGATGAAGTTCATGACAAAGACGTTCAGCTAATTCACGAACCGTGAATCGTCTATTCTGATATTCAGCTCTAATAATTATTCTGATGTATTTGTCTCGGGTTGTATCTTGCATTTTAACTCCTTACCTCGGTTGAGTGCAGTTTGTGCTTGTTGAAGTAGAATCTCTACTTCTGTGATGTCTTCTTGATTAACTCTATCTAGACGTTCAAGTGCGGGTAATGCTCTTTTCAGGTCATCCATTAGACACATAATTTTTAGAGCATCTTTAGAAGGAGGAATGTATTTATTGTCCCGTTCTTCCCGCGCTCTATCCTCTCTGATTTTCTTTTCTGCTTGTGCTAACCATTCGGAATCTACTTGAACTCGACCGTTAGGAAGAAGCCGTGCTCTAGGTAACCTACGTTCTATACCGTCTGAGCCGATGCGTGTTTCTGGTTCCGTAACTGTTAAATCATTTAACAGTTGTTTATCACGTTCATTTTTAACTGTAACATGACTAATACCCATGCGATCGGCGATCGCTCTATTTGAAGCTGCGGGTGTCTCTTTGATACCAATCTCGGCCAACTTCTTAGCTTTTATGAATTCGAAGGGGACACCGCAATCACAAGGTGCGTCGACCGTAGTTCCGCAGCTGGTGCAGCGGAGTTTATTGGGTTCGGATTTCTTTTCAAGCTGTATCACGTTAGTCATTTTTGTCTCCGTGTGTTAGCATACAGGGATAAGTTGTTGAAAACAAGCGGTTATGCTTGTTGATTTTTGTTTAGGTAGGCTTATGAAGTGTCTCTTTCTGATCAACCAAGCTGTAGCTGTACCTAGGATCAGTCACCTTTCTTAGCTGGATGAACAGTTCGTTTGCCCAGATTGGGTTGTCGGTCGAATGTAGTATTGATTCCTCGTGCTTAACGTGGTCGATCTCAACAATCCGAAAGCGTTTCATTGTCTGTACCTCTAGTTAGAATGAATGCGGGAGTCGATGACCTTGTACGGCGCTATGATTACCCCTTACGGAGACCGCAGGTCACCTTTCTGAAAATCGACGCTCCCGCTCACCGATCGAAGTACTCTCCGGGGGGTAACTTATTTGACCTTTGCTGCTCGTTCGGCTGGGGTCTCGTTCTCGTTGAACGTATCCATCCAAACCTTAAAGATCTTCTTTGCTTCAGGCTGTGAGACACCGAATTGATCTTGGATGTAGGGGACCGAACCGAACATGTTGGTCACACCTGATTCCTTCAAGAGATCCAAGTATGTGAAGTAGGTCTCCCACACTTGCTGAGTGATAAAGTCTGACATGGCGAGTTCTCCGGTCGAGTTGCTAGTCGAGGTCGAGTCCTTGGTCGAGTCTTTGACCGAGTATCTAGCCGGCGGTCGAGTCTTTAGCCGGCTGATCTATGTGAATGGTCTGCCCCAGAAAAGGTCTAGCTTCTGAAAGTGAATTTGTCTGCAGATAGTGGAGACGTTGCTTTTCGCATTCAGATCGCTTACAGAAGGTAACGCCAGTCGGCGTTAACCTGAAGTTGCTTCGAACAAGAGAACTGGCTCCGCAGTTGACGCATTTGAAGTTAGGCACAGAATTCACTCCGTTGTTTGGACCAATTGTAATGTAACACAGATTTGGGTTCGATGCAAGCGTCAGACAGCAGATCGTTATGTGTCACGTTTCGCTGCCTCAGCGTCTGTTCACAAGCCGCGCCGAGTCAGCGGCCGCGTCGTCGCGCCGCCGAAAAAGATTTCGTACTGAAATCGAAATCAGACATGCCGGCTGCCGACCTCTGATGTTGGTACCTATCTCACCGCCTTTTCCTTTTTCGATATTTCCGTTTCTTATTGAAAATCTTCTTTCTCTTTCCAGTGGTATCGTTATCACACTGGAAACAGGTAATTTCCGCAGCATCATCTGGGACAATATGTCCCAGATCCTTTCCGCATCGCCAGCAGATAGCCGCCTTCATTTCACCTCCTACATCCCCGTCAGAAGGATTTCACGCTGGTCGGGCCTCAGCTCAGGCAGGGCATCTTGTATCAAGACCCTGCTTTCCATCCACTCGAGGTACCGCAGGTACTGCGGCGGGGAGAGGTCGAGATATTTTCCTCCCTTGATCCCCGTCCACGCAGGAGGTGTAACTGTGACGCGAAATCCTCCTTCAATTGGAATGACTTCACGATCAGGGCCCATTTTCAACTTGTCAATTGGCTTCATTTGCTAGTTCTCCTTCTTTCAGTAGGATGCGCTGTAGATTGCAGGATCGCGTTCGCCATTTACGAAGCTTTCAGCTTTCGCAAGAACGTCGTGAAGATCTGTAGAAATGTATTCCAAGCAGCTACTTCCTACGTTCGGGTATGCTCGGAACAGAAAGTACCCGTCCCAGTTATGTTTCCGAACGTGCGCGGCGTAGATACCCTTTGGAAGTTGGGTGTAATTCCAGTTACGGATGTCCATATCAAGTACTCCATTGCGAGCGGGATTGCTCGAACATGCACATCAGCTAGGATGTGCATGGGCTTGCAATCAGTCCATCCTGCAGACTTCAAACGAGCCATCTGGCTGTTTGATAACAACCACATCGCTTGGGTATAGAAGAATCAATTCATCGCGCAGATGGGTTATTGCCAACGGCTGCTGCGGTGGATCGCCAGGGTACTTCAACAAGTGATTCTCCATCAGCTTAAACTTGTCTTGGCCGAACGGACGCCAACCCCCGAACTTGTAGCGTTCGTTGAACTGCTCAGCTGCCTTGCGCTCGTCCTCGATAACGAGAAACGTTGGAAGGTATGGACCAAGATGCTCACTTGTCATTCTGTGGTGCAGTAATGTCCAGATAGGATTGCTCATTTCATTTCCTTTCGTGTGTGCGGGCGAGGTCCGTATTTCCGTGTCCATTTCTCTTTGTCGTGGCCGAGAAACAGTGCTTCGTCGTACTCTACAATCATTTGTTCCTTCCGAGGTATTTCAGTACCCGCATTGCGTAGACGTCTTCAGCTTCTTTGCGATCCTCGCAGTAGCTTCCCATGTGAAAACCACCGTCCTGTTCGTTGAAGAAATGGATTGCGTAGGGACGCTCATTCCCTATCTCGCACATTACAATGGCGCCGGGCGCCTGCACGCCATCGCCATTCACAGGGACCGATTTAATCACTGTCCATCCTTTGTAGGTGGCGCAGTCTTGTATTGAGTATGTCATTAGCGCACCGTCCTGTTGAGCGTCTCGCCGCAGAGGTCGACATATGCTGCGGTGCTGTTCGTGCTGTCGTGATAGAAAGCATCTCTGTGCGAGCGGGGCGTTCCATTCGCCAAGTTGTTGTCGTACCAGTGCATAACTTCTACCTGGTTGAACTGACAGTGCAAGCCGAGTTTGAATTCCCCGTCGACCATACGGTCGATATCGTGGAACGTAACGACACCGTCATCATGCAGTGTAGCCACGATGCGTTGACCGTGAACAGTGTACTTCCGGCCAGTATTGAATGCGATCTTCTTAGACATAGCTGATACTTCCTGTTATCGTGCGGTGTTGCACGCTCATGTGGCGCCACACGGACGCCACATGGACTTGCATCAGGACGCCAGGCCGAATATGTGGAGCAACCGTGCGATTTCCTTTATCTCTTCCTCGTCTGAGGATTTACCGTAGGTTGCTATGATCTTCATCAACAGCCGGCGTTGTACTTCAGTAATTTGAACGAACATGGATGGATTTCCCAGCCCGTTGACTAACGCGATCCATTCCTCCTGCGTGTTGATGTACTGTCCCGCATCGTCGGGCCAGTACTCGTTTGTGGTGTCAAATATGTTCCGATGCATACCATCGTGATTTGCAAGCCGGTTGCAACCCTTCAGGTTGAACTTCACGTGCGAGCAAACGCTGTTGTCTTTTGGACCTGAATACCAGCCCATTTCAGACCTCCGTAGGTGTAAGGGTGAGGGTGTACGCCGCAGGGAGATATTCGTTTTTGCGGACGTAGATCGGCCACACCAAAGGCTTGAGAACTTTAGTGCCATCTGGGTTAGTCTCGGCATACTCTGCCAAAACTTTGTGCTCTTTTATGAGCCGCATGGTGATCGTGATCGTTTTCATAGCGAAGCAGTTTGGAAGCGCACTGCGTCGTTAACCACAGTGAAGGGAACTTTCTGTGTGATCAGTTGTTCTGCGGCGAACTTCGGGATACCCCAAGTGGACGCCACAATGTGGATCATCCGCTTGCGATCGTCAGTAAACTTCGCCCCGTTGATCGCCCAGCGTATAATGCCAGGCGCGTAGACGAGTGAGTTGGAACCCAGAGAATAGACTTTACTGGTTGCTTTTGTGGCGGTAGACATAGCAGGTTAGTCCTTCTGTTGGTAGAATGGTATGGAAGGGGATTTTGTACCCCAAAAGTAATGTAGCATGGATCTGGCGTTGATTGCAAGTGTCAAGGCTGCGGAGAACTATATGATGTGTATTGATTACGCGTGCAACATGACAAGGGGTCATAGTTGTAGACAACTTGTTATGCAGTTGTCCTGGGTTGATTACATTCGGATAATGCTGCGATGCAGCATCTGTGTCTGTAGTGTATACAACTTGTCATAGTTGTACGAGTTGCCTGGTTGTAAATGGGTATCTTTCCGAGGGATACGAAATGTACGAAATGTAATAAATGTAGAATATAGTGAGAAATGTACGAAATGCTGAGTTTTGCTGAACC